ATTCAAGCAAGTCCGTGTAATCCAACATTAGGCCACCGTTGCCTTTACAAGACCGTTAGCGTTAACAACACCAGCAGCGAAGAAGCCGTAGATGCTGTAGACGTGTGACAGGCTGGTTGGGTTAAGCGCGTCAAGGCGAATAGGTGCCCCTGCGTTTTCCCAAGTCGTGACTGCACCCTTAGATGCGACGTACATAGACTTTGCAGCCAATCCACTATCAACAACTACTGGGAAACCTGCCAACGTACCGGCGAAGTGCGGAACGTCAGCGTTACCCAAGGTGCGGCCACCGTCGCCGTTCATGTCGAACGCAAAGCCAGTGCTGGCAGTGCCAACGGCCTGTAGCCATACGTCACTTGATACAAGAACAAAGTCAGCCTGTAGGCCTAGTCCGTTCTGGTCAATCAAGTCAGCACCCTTAGCGGTTGCCTTCAAGAAGTCAGCAGCCGTAGCGCTGGACAACGTGAATGACGAACCGGTCTGTGGTGTTGCTGCAACCATTACGGTGCGTGTGTAGTCGTTAGTAATCTTTGCGTAGGATGCGGCTTGCTGTGCAAGTACCGCGTCCAGGTAAGCAACGTCGGAACGTTCAATTACCTGCAAGGACAAGTCAGACTTAACACCGAATGTCTTTACGGCTGCTGTAGCCGTGCTGACGGTGATATCCAACTGTGTTAGGTCGTCACCTTCTGCAACCTGTGATGCAACTGCACCTGTAATAGCGGATACGTATGGGTATGTAACAACCTGTCCAGATGCAGGCAAAGTGCCCTGGCTGAATAGGTTGACTACCGGACGGCCACGATTAACAATCTGCAATGTGCTGTCTAGCCAGCCGTTTGACTGGTGTGACTTAGCAGTGGTTGCACCTGTGTAGGCACGGTATTCCGCAACTGCGGCTTCGTTACCTTCGGCGTGTGCCTTGACGAATGCGCCAGCAGAACGGAATTGGCTAGATGCGTCTTCCTTCTTTTCACCGGCAACCGCCATTTTGCGGTCGATTTCGTTAACAGCGTTGCGAACTTCGTCTAGGTCCGCGACGCTTGCGAATTCAATATTTTCTGTCATAGTAGTTTCGTTAGAAACCCCCTTTTCGTTTTTATTCATTGAACTGTCATCGCGGACAGCCAAAACTTGTGCCGACTGATAAGCCGGGAATGCGACAACGGATACTTCCTTAAGTTCCGCGCGCTTGTGCGTTACCGTGTTGGTGCCTTCGTCGTATTCGCTTTCAACTGGCGTGAAGCCAACGCTGAAATTGCGAAGTACACCGTCCTTTAGCAACTGATAAACTTCGTTGCCCTTAGGGGTTTCGCTGATGTGTGCACGGATTTGGAATCCGTCACCTGTGTTACGACCTTCTGTGACCATGCCGATTGGGGCACGCTTGTCTAGGTGGTCGTGTTCTGAATAAAGTCTTACGTTCGCGTCAGAACCGAAGTCGCTGAAAACACCTTGGTCGAATCGTTCGTTAAAGTCACCGGCTTCGAACAGTTCGTCATACGGTGCAGCGATTCCTTCGATTGTGCGGTTTTCAGTGTCAACGGAACGGACGATGAAACTGCGTACTTCAAGATTGTCCATTTGTGTTGTCACCTGTATTTGTATTCGCGTTACTACCCTGCGCGTCAGGTGTGGCTAGGTCGCCTTCCGGCACCATGCCAAGCAATGGGTCCACCTTGAAACGGGCTACTTGTCCACGTACAAGGATGGATGAAAATGCGGCTTCGATTTCAGTCAGATACTTCTTAAGCGTGAAGCGGTAGAAGTCGTTGATAACGTCTTCACGGTTGCTGTACGTCATGGAATCGCCAGACGGTAGGTCCATCAGGATTCCTGGCACGCCGAACATGCGTGCAATCTGTGCCTGGCTGAAACGCTGGCTTTCTAGCCACTGTGCATCGGATGGGTTAAGTGTGATTGGTGTATAGGTAAGTCCGTTACCCATGACTACCGGGCCGTAGGCACCGTTAATCTGTTCTGCCCAGCGCGCCTTGTAGGCGTCTGCCATGTCAGCGGTAATGGCTTGGTCTGTCTTCAATACACCGTTTGGCTGTGCGCCAGACGTAAACCAGTTGTCTGCGTAGTTGCGTAGGTCTAGGGCACCACGGATTTCGTTCTGTCCTACTTGGATAGGTCCCACGCCGTAGGAATAGCCAGGCATGCGAATGTTCCAAAGGTGGTACACGCGCCATGCTGGGTATCTGTTGTCGCCTTCCCTGTACCACTGTGTACCGTTGTCGTCGTATTCAATGCGGGTACGGTTAGGGTCAAGCACGCTAATGTTCTGTACCGCTGCTGTAGGCGAATCCTTGGTTAGAAGCCAGTAGGCGTTACCGTTCAGCACCAGCGACATAACTGTCTGTTCTAGGAATGCTGATAGGGAAATACCAATGTTTGGCTGGACGATGATTGAAGTAGTTGGCTGCGGTAGTTCTTCTGTACCGCGCCACACGCCTAGTTCTAGTTGACTAATGGCGGTTGTAATCTTGGCAACGGCTGCGGCTACAGCCGCTAGACCCATTGCACGGTCAATGCTGACAACACCGTCAGCGGCAGTCAGGTTATAAGGGTTTACGGAACTGTACGGCGAACTGATAATAGGCAGTTCTACGCTGCGTACTTCCGGGTCTGCGAATCCAAGCGCAATAGCAGTGCGCTTGATAAAACTTGTCTTTTCCATCTACCACCAATATAAAGGTGGTACTGCAAAGTTGTTGCCATTAGCCCTAACGTCAGAACAGTTCTTGTGTTGGTCCGTTATCTGTGGACGCTGCGTATATTCCAAGTACCGTCGCCATGACTGCATCAATGGATACCGTGCTTGCCTGTCGGTTAATGCGCCAGGCGTCACCGCTGTTCTTGCGAACAGCAAACGGCATTTGGTTACGTAGCAACTGGTCGTCGTTGTGCGTCACCTGGCCGCTGGCGATTAGGGCATAGGCAGTAGCACAGGCGTTGGTTACGTCAGTAGCACGCATGACACGTACCGGCAGTCCACGGCGCTGTAGTTCTTTCGCCAGGTCACCCAGCGTGTAGCCGTCCATGACGAACCGCTGTGGGTTGTGCTTGTTAAGACGTAGGCACACGTCTACCAGCCATTCAAGGTTGGGCTTGCGTGCCGACCACACGACACGGGTGTTGTAGCCGTCGTCCGTTTTGACGGTCGCTGTGACCGTCGCATATTCCCAACTAGGGGTACGGTCCACCGTAAATGTGATAGGGCCGTCAGGGGCGTCCTGTGGGCTTGCAGCGGCATGCCACAGGTGCATTGGCAACCACGTTGATTCGGAACTGACGAACTGGTTAAGCACGTACCGGCGCGCGTCTGGTTCGGGCATGGTCTTAACAGCGTCAAGGATGACTTCCAGCGAACGTCTGCCACAGACCACGGACGGGTTAGCGTCCTTGATTGCTTCTGGGTCGTCTACCTTTGCGCCTTCGTCAGCGGTCCACAGGAAGAAGCCAAAGCGTTCACTTCCAGTACCGGCTGCCGACTGGTTGCCTGTTTCGTACAGCGTCTTTAACAGCGCACTGGTGTTGTCACCGGCTGTGGTTAGTCCGATGACTAGTCCGTCTTCCTTTGCCTGTGTACCCAGCACCATGGCTGACCACATGTCTTCGTCGCAGATGTGGACTTCATCAAACAGGCACAGGGTTACAGGGATTCCTTGCAGCGCGTCTGCCTTTGCAGGCTTGGTTACGTAATAGCCGGACTTGTCTAGTCGCTTGATACCGCGCGTACCGGTCGCCTTGAATCGTGTTAGCAGTGATGGGTGGTGCGTCACGTTGTACTGGACGCGGCGGTAAATCAGGTCTGCCTGTTCTTTGTTGCTGGCTAGTCCAACGATGTACGGCGCAGGGTCGTGCATCAGAAGTCCATAGAAACCCAATACAGTTGCGATTTCGGACTTACCATTCTGCCGTGCAATGGACACAACCGCTTGTCTAAAGCGCAGGCGTCCTGCTAGCGCAGGGTCGTGCCAGTCGTCCGGGTAGCGTTCCAGCAGTGCGTCAATCACCCACGCCTGCCAGTCGTCCAGGACTAGCGGTTCACCGTCTTCGGTCTTGCAGAACAGTTCAACGAACCGGCGTAACTTCGGACCATCGGATACGAACGCGGGGGATAGGGGCTGTGTGTACACCCTGGGTAGCCAGCGCTGTGTCATAGCCCCTGTAGGAAGGCTTCTGCGTCGCTGACAGGACCGCTGTCGTCACCGCGTCTGCTGGCTAGGTGCCGGTAGGTGATTCCAAAGTCACTGACAAGGCGTGTGGACATGCCACCCTTGTCTAATGCCTTAGCGATAAGCACCAGCGCTGTCACCATGGGTTGGTCTGATTCTGTCAGCCAGTCCGCATGGGTAAGGAACGCTTCTACTGATTCTAAAAAGTTGTCTTTCGGTTCTATCAATTCTTATGCCGGGTTATCCGGTCCTATCCTTTCTGCCTGTGGTTTTTCAGGCCGTATTGTGTAACAAAAAGAAAGGGCGGGGTCTGTCTGGCACGCCCCAAAAAACTTTCGTCACGCATTGTCCAGCCAATTTCGGTCGTACCAAGTTTGTCTTGCGTTAATTTTCGCACCCTTGCTGCTGTTGCATGATGTGCACGCGGCTACAAGGTTCCACATTTCATCTGGACCGCCGTGCTTGCGTGGCGTCACGTGGTCTGCTGCCACCGCTGGCTGTCCGCAGTACACACAGCAGTACCCATCACGCTTTAGTACCGCTTCACGTAAGTGCTTGGGTACCGCGTAGTTAGTTGCCACTGTCTGTGCGTACCGGCTGTGGTAGCACGGGTGGACGCTTACCTGTTCTTAGTTCTTCTTCTAGGTCTTGCACCATGTAGTCGAATAGGTCAGCCATTGTCTGCCCATACTGCGCCATGCCTGGGTCATCTGACTTAGCCATACCGTTACGTAGTGTTGCTGCTTCTTCTTTAGCGTAGGCAATCTGTTGTTCCAATGTACCGTCGCGCAGTGCGTCCATCTTTTCCAGCCGGTCTTGTCCTTCAATCATTGCCATTCCAATGTGGTACAGCGCAGCACTAGCCATTAGTATTTCCGACACGTACTGTGCTTTGTCAGTAGGTGTGGCGTGGAAGTCAATGCTGTTGTCAGTTGTTTCTATTTCTATCTTCATCAAGTCGTGCACCGCATAGTACGCAGTTGTTCCGGCTGTGGTCGTTGTACCAACCACACGTATGGCAGGTCACAGCCCGCGCCGGTATTCGTCATATACGGCTATCCTTTCTTCTAGTTCTTCTATGTAGATTGACAGTCCATCTACTAACGCCCATGCGTATATGTGTCTGAACTGGTTTAGTTGGTTCTGTCTTGGTGTACCGCCCGTCCGCACGCGCTGGTAATACTTACGCTTGGCACGGTTAATGGTCTTGTTCAGCTTTGCTGCTTCTAGTTCTGCCTTCCAGTTGTAGGCAGTCATGGGGTCTGCTTCTATTTCAGCAATTATCTGTTGCTTCATTTCTTCACTGGTCATGCATGTCACGCACTGTCTTAAGTATCTTCAACATTAGGTACACGTTGTAGACCATGAAGATTGCTAGCAGTATTAGGCAGGTCATTAAAGCCACACCCCTTTCCTAATCCATACCGTTCGTTCGCTGATACCTAGTACCTGTGCCACGGCGGCAGGACGCATGCCACGGTCTAGTAGTCGCATGATTTCTTCGTCCAGGTACGCGCCGTACAGCGGTGTGTAAATGTCTGGGAAGTCAGACGCGGGGGATACGTCAGCGTGTCGCTGGTTATGCCAGATGCGGGTAACCGTGCTGCGGTGCACGTTGTAGTGGCGTGCCACGTCGCTGGCCCGGTAGACCCCAGCACACGCCTTGATTTCAGCAACCTTGTCAGTCGTCATCGTCATCACCGAACAGGTCGTCTAATTCGTCTGCTGCGTCACGCAGTGCGTCTGCTATCGCTTCTGGCTGTATTTCCTTAGCCAGTGACCAGTCAACCAGCCGGTCCACGTTCGTCTTGCTTACCGAATAGCAGCGGTCGAATATGGCTTCTGCTTCCACTGCGTACAGTTCTATTAGTTCGTCAGCGGTGTAGTTGGCCTTGATGATTTCGTTAAAGTCGTTCATAGCAATACCGCGCTTCTGAACGACTTACCTGCTGGCTTGTAGTAGTTGCCGAAGTCTTCGAATAGTTCCATGTCGTCTGTCGTGGTCCACCCACGGATTTCTACCAATCCAGACTGGCTGTAGTGCGTGCGGTTAGTGCACGTGTCATAGCCACAGTTAAAGGTGCGTGTTGTTTCGTATGGTGTTACCCATAGGAACTTGTGCACACCCTTGGCAATGTCTGTCTTGTAGATGCGGCTGCCGGTCTTGAAGTCCCAGTCTTGGTAGTCGGGGCGCTTGAAGTCTTCCGGGTCAACGCTGTATAGCACTAAGTCGTGCCAGTCATAGCCTAGGTACTGCATGCCTGCAATTTCACCTAGGACGCCACGGTATTCATTTACCGGGCACTTGCCACCTGTCCAGCCTGCGCGGTCAGGGGTAAATCTGTTGTATTCGTATCTTGCTTTTGCTGCAATCTTGCCCGTGTCTAGTTGTTCACGGGTCAGTCTTACTGTCTTAATTTCCATTGATTTTGGTTACATTCGTAACCGCCTTCCTAAGATTAGTACACAATTTCAATGTACTAGGTACATTTTATCACGGGTGCAATTCTAAAGCGAAAAGCAAACAGCCCCAGGACCGAAGTCCTGGGGCTGCCCATGAAATTGCGTATCAATGTATACCTTAGGAGGTAAGTAGCCACGTCAGTTGCTACCCCTTAATTGTATGGCTGCTACTGCATATCTGTTGCCAGCGGTGGTGCGTATAGTTCAAAGTACCGTTCGACTGCCAACGCGGCGGTATCTGCAAGGATAGGCTTCCTACCGTACATACCGTTGACGATGTACATGGGGCCGTCAATGTCTACGTCCCAAATGCAGTTAAGGTATTCGTTGCAGCCGTTGTAGTTTTCTACGACTGGCTTTCTGTTGTACCCGCGCATTAGCACCGTTCTAGGAAGCCAAACATGCTTCCTGTGCCGTGACGTACCTTATGCCCAGCCTGTGCCCAGTTGTGCTTGTAAAGCCATACGTGGCAACTGTACTTAAGTACCGCGCCATTGGTGCAGTTGCCCTTGAAGCCCTTAGGCAACACGTGTCCTACTGTGAACACGGTTGAACAGGTCTGCGCCTTCGGCGATACCGTCGCGCTGGCGCACGCCGGTACTGACAGCATTAAAACTGTTAACAGACTTAGTAGTACCTTCTTCATTGTTGCTTCCTTTCTAACCCCGTAGGGCCTGTGTAAGAACACTTAGCCCTTGGAAGGACTAAGTACCTGTGTGAAGGGTCCCCAGCGGCTTCGCAGCCAAGACGGGCATGTACCAACACCCTTGACTACATAGGACAGGTCTTCCGTATTGCCCTACGGGTAGTTGGTTCTTGTGCGCATTTGCACTTGCTGCTGATTCGGTCAGACAAACCTTGGGAAGTGTATGTATCGGTGCTTCCCACACACCGTGTCTGGCTTGTGGTGCCTTTACCCTGTTTCAAGTTGTCGGTTTACTTAGTTAGGGCAAAGAAGCCGTTAAAGAAAATGCCCCGTAAGGGACCACTACGAACCTTACGGGGCCACGCGATGTAACATCTGCGTAAACTTGTCGGCAAGCCTTTCAGTAGTGGTCTGCTTAC